AAAATATGAGTCTGACCTATAGTCGGTTGATCAATTACAGGCGCACCACTAGTTACATCCTGAGCCGTTAGATTATGTGTGGTTGATTCTGTATAGAATACTTCCAACCTAACATAATCTACAAAAACATCGCTATTATCTCCAGTAGCTTGAAAAGCTAAAGCTACACCAAAATCTGCATCTTTAACCCAAGCTTCTGTAAGAGAGTTCCCCCACAAGTCATCACTTCCCCCCAGTGTGATGATACTTGTGTCAGGAGTAGAAAGAGGGATAGGAGTACTGGCCTGATTAGTTCCTACTTTAGCTCTAGAAATATCAAGAAGCTGGGCTAAAACCATAGAGTTAGTGCCATCAGCATACCAACAATTAACTCTAGCTATTACACCATCTATTGTTGCACCAGAGGGTATTGACGATAGATCAAAGTTATAAGCTTTCAAAACCCAAGAAATATCGTTAGTATCGTAGTTAGCTGGTGTAATGTTTGCTGTATTACCGTCATCAGCTGTTATATACTCTGGCGTAGTCCATGCGTTATCAGAATATGGAGACTCTGAAGATTGTTCGCCACTTCCTGGATATACTAAAATAGAGGCCATTTAATCCTCCTATGCTGCTGCAGGTTCGTTGTATCTCAGCATTTCCAACGTGACGGTTAAACTCTGGTCTACTTCGCTCTTAATCAGAACTTTAAAATCACCAATAGGCAATGTTACATGTTGTATTGCTTCATAGTGACTAGAAGTATCTGCATAAGTATAAAAAGAATCTACATAATATATAGAATTAGGATCTACAGATGTTCCACCATCAGGATAATTGCCATCTGGATCCTTAGGTAAAATATATAACTCTACAAATTTATCAGCTGCTGGAGCAGTTCCAGCTACAAATTCTAGATAAAAGGATGCAAATACATAACGCGCAGCGTCTTGATCTTGTTCTGTAGATATAAGATTAGCTCCTGCCGCTAAAGACTGAGCACTTTGTAAAGTTACTTTCGTTGCTGGATCGGGCCAAGGCATTATGCACCTCCCAATGCTCTAGCTTTAGTAACATAGCCTTCATAAATTTCGCCAAGGCCAAGTTCCTGAGCTCTACTAATATCATCTACTCTTAAATCGCCAAGAGTAGAAATCGTGGTACTTCCGCCACCAAATATAGCAAGAAAGCGATCAGCTTCAAGTCCAAAAGGATCAAGTTCTCCCATATGAACAATGTTCCACACTTCTGCTTTTTGTTCTGCTGTTAAAGCTATAAATTCAGTTTCATCTACAGCATTATACACTTCTGAGGCAGTCATAAGACCACGATTTCTTGTCCTGTAAACAGTATTAAGATCGGCAGCAACTTCTGCGTCCGACATACTAGAATAACCACGACCAAGAGGATCTGTATTTATTTCGTTAAATAACACTAAATAGTCCATAAATATCCTCCTTTATGGCATTCTATTATGCTGGATCAGGGATACCAACCTTGAAAGCTGTAAGAGTAAATGGATTGCCAAGGGTTACATCTTGTGCGGTGGCCAATTGTTGAGTAACTAGTAGCTTACTTTCACTATTATCGCACAAAGCAAACCAACTTGCATTACCGGTCGCATCAACAACCCCATCACTAATAGCGCCTGCACTGACTTCCCTGCCACCGCCAGTTCTATCTGTTGGACCAGTAATAGTCGGACCACCAGACTTTGTACCGAGCTTATATGTAGATGAAGCTTCAGCAAAAGTTGTAGGTTCTGCTGAACAAATATAAAGATTCTCAACAACAGTTGTCAACTGAGTTAAGCCAGTATCGAAAATATCATCGTGTAGAAAAGCCATCGATTATCTCCTTAAAAATAAGATAAGCCCTGGAGAAATCCCCAGGGCTTTTAAATATAACTCTATTACGGAGCGAAGGCAGTCAGAACTGCATCTGGAAGAGGCAGTTCAGGATCAGTCGCAACATCACCGTATAGAAGCAACTCAAAAGCTGCTAAATCAGTAGGATCTGCAGTCCGAGAATCGATAACGATCAAGGAAGTAGGATTGTAACCAGTAACAGTAGGTGGAGTCGTGCTGACTTCCCAACTGAAAGTGATTGCCTCAGGTGAATCGTTCACAGTTTGATAAGGCTTTTCCGAAGGAGCAGCCAAACAACCGTAAACCAGGTGAATCTTATAACCGTGAGCATCCCCGTCGACATCATTACCAACTTTTGTCTGATAAGATAAACCAAATATAGTTCGTGGTTGCTGAGCAAGCAACACGCCAGTCTGACCCGCAACAGAGCCGTCACAAAGAGCAAATTCATCAGGATATGTATAAGCTTCAAGAGTCAGCGCTAATTCTTCAGCAGAAATAAGCGTTAAATATTTGATATTATCAGCATACAGAGGAGTAGGTTCGGCGCCAGAAGGATTTTCTGAAACACTAATCAGACCATTCCACGCCACACCTAGAGGATAGTCGCCGTTCGAATCGATAGGATATAGAACCGCTTTACTAATACCAGTTTCGTAAAAACGTTTTCCAGCGTCATCCCAAACAAGTACAGCCATTATAAATCTCCTTTAATAATAAATTGTAAACACATAGTGATTTAGATTATCTGCCATAAAATGCCTATCAAATGAACAACTTGGAAGTAAAGCCAAAGTCTCAGGAATTAGAGTATCTGGATTTCTATCCATAACAGTAAGTGAATATTCGTTCTTCAAAGAATATGGCGCATTATCGGCGAATCTAGTTTTAATAAAACTTCGTTTATAAACAATGCATGGATATGACAAATTGATAGAAGAGGGCGGTTGAAAATATACATTGTCAACAATCCCCTCAAGAAGAGTTTGTAAGTCTAATCTGCTAGCCATTATAAACTCCTCTAACTGTCAAAATAAGTCTAGGTCGGTCAACAGTGACACTATTAACTTCCCATTTAGTACCCATCCAATAAATATAACGAATGTACGGAAAATTCTCGTAAGCGTATGCATCAGCGACAATACTAAAACGATTATTAATATTAAAATTGGGATTTAGATTATCTCCATTTTCCCACTTTTGACTATTACGGAGAAGATCTCCTTTATAAACCCTCTCCGTAATAACCTCGCTATGCACTCCAGGCGAAGTTTCCTCAGTTTGTACATAACCAATCTTTCCGTGAAATTTCGCCATTTATCACTCCTTAATATTAGGTCTTGGACTGTTCCAAAGTAATTGCGGACTTAGGAACCGTCAGAGCGCCCGACATACGAGTTTCAATCAGGTATTTGTACTGGTTGTAGTCGATATCGAAATCATCGAAGAATGCAATCTGGCCACCCTTATCGGCACCAGCGGTATAATCCGTCAAATTGACGATGATAGCCCGAAGATTATGAGTTCCGGCATCGTTCTCGACGCCATCCAAAATTGGAACTTCAACAATAGATCGGCAGCGCATTTCGGATGCCAGCTCGCCCATATTCCGATACAGACGACGACCATCATTATCTTTCAGCAACAGCCACTTGGTCAATTGACTTGGGGCAACATACATGGTTGGAAGACCACTTCCACGATACTGTTCAAAAGCAGTAATAATATCGTCGATCATCTCATCATCAGTACGAGCCAAAGCTACCTGAACATTATAAGTATAAACCGTGCTGTCCTGATAAACTGGACGAATATTGGTAGTAGGAATATGATCGTCAACCTCGACTACTGGATCACGACCATCACCAACTAGAATTGCGCGAGCAATTTCCTCATCCAACATAAACCGCATTTCACCTTTCAACCAGCGAACAACATCGAAATCGGTAATGTCAATAATATCGTCACGATCTAACTTCTGTTTCTTATAGATCGTATGAGGGGTTGTAATCCTGCGCAGTACAGGAAACACTTCCTCAACTTTCTCATTCCCAGTAATATAACCACGGGCCCGAGCTTCGTCTGCAGTAATATCAGCATGAACTGACTTCAGACGAGAAAATGGGGAATGACGAACACCACCCATTACGCCAGAAACCCACTCCATCTTACGAGCGATCCAACTTGGCTCTCGACTACCGACAGCTTGCGCATCT